GACAAAACATGACAAAACTCACGATAAACTCACGAAATACACGCAACTATCTGACAATAAACGAGTTATGTAATATTTGAGAGGATTATGACATGGTAGGGAGTCCAAACAGCCTGCTACAAACACCAAAACGGGCGGCTTTTCTCGCATATTACGCTAAATCGGGCAATATTTCGGCGTCGGCCAGGACTGCGGGGATTAATCGTATTACGCATTATCAGTGGATGGAGGCGAGTCCGGAGTATTGCGAGGCTTTCAGGGAGGCTCAATCGCAGTTTTTGAACAAATTGGAGGCTGAGTGTGATCGCCGAGCTGTTGATGGCGTTGATGACCCGGTGTTCCACCAGGGCGAGGTATGCGGGAATCGGCGCAAGTATTCGGACAATCTCCTGATGTTTCGGGTAAAAAAGCTGGACCCATCATACCGAGAGAACGCCGAGATCATAGTAAAACATGGTTTGGATAAGGACAGCATCGCCGAGACGCTGGCCTTGATGCAATCACAAGGATTTCAATTGCCAGACCCAACGCTAGTTGTTGAGGGGATAACCACCAATGATCAACCATGATACGCAGCCAGCACCAAACATGAGACCGGGAGCAGGAGGGGGGACGGGGTTAATGCTTACATATAAATTACCCCTTCCATGCAGTTTTTTTTACAAAAGGCTTCTATGTGGTCCTACCACTTTTGGTATTAGATTTTTTGGGATGATATTGTTTTATGGATTCTCTTGTTGCTGAAAATATTCCTTCTGATGCCCATGTTTTGGCCAAGCGATATGCCAAACTTCTCAAGGCCTACCCGGTCTTGGGTTACAAGCCATGGTCCAAGCAGATTGATGTTCATCGGGCGAACAAGGAAATCAGGCTATTGCCCTGGGCCAACCGGACCGGCAAGACCACGATGGGGGCGGCGGAGTGTGTCAAGTCGGGCATGGGTATGGCGGTTAAAGGCATGTATCCCAAGCCTCCCTTTACCATCTGGGCGGTCGCCACCACGTACAAGCAGGCCGAAGAGTCATTTATTCCTGCTTTTGAGGGTGACAGCACTCATCCCCGCATGTTACCCGCCGGCGTCAAGCTCAATCGGCATCGTATGGAATACCGGCTGCCTTCGGGTTCGCTGATAAAGATTAAATCAAGTGAGGCCGGCCGCGATGCCTTCCAGGGTGCTGCAATCCCCCTGATCTGGCTCGATGAAGATCACCCAATGCCAGTACTCAAAGAGATATTCGCCCGTATCGGGCCTGGATTCGTGCGCCGCATACTCTGGACCATGACCGCAGTCAATGGCCTCAACTACGCCTATCACCATATCTACCTGCCCTGGCTGGCCGCCGAGACAGCAGGCCGGGAACACCCACGCATCTTCTGTTCGATTGCCTCGATGGATGAAGCGCCGCACCTGGACCCGGAGCAGGTCAACGCTCTGTGCGAGATGTACAAGACAGGCTCTACCGAGTACCAAGTCAGGCGCAACGGCGGCTTCATCGACATAGCCGGCGGCACGTTCTTTGACGAGCAAGCCGTTGAAGCCCACGCCCAAGCGATCCGACCAGGCGAGCCATGTATCGTCAAGTACGACGGGGAGGGGGCAGGAGGGGGCGGCGGGGTTCGTCTCTGTACAGTAGAGTCCCCCCGTGCAGTTTTTGAAACAAAAGGCGTTGGAGGTGGTCGGTCCATTTCTGACAGCAAATCTTTGGAGGTTGGCGTTGTTTCATCTTCTGTCGAGCGTTATTGGGGTCCTACGGTGACGGTATATTATCGTCCTGTTGTTGGTTGTGGTTATTCGATTGGTATGGATGTGGCTGAGGGTAAGTTGAGTGATATTTCGGATGATGACAGTGACAGGGATTCGTCGGCGGCGGTGGTTTACAATCGTGATTTGAATCGGGTGGACGCTGTTTATCGCACGCAGCAGGACCCTCACAGTTTTGCGTTGTGGTGTTATATGTTGGGCGAGGTTTACAATTGTGCTTGGTTGTGTCCTGAGATGAATAATAATGGGGTAGCGGTGATGGGGGTTTTGCGTGCGTCGGTTACGGTTCCGGGATATGAGGATTTGGGTCATTATTCTCGTATTTATTCTCGTGAGATCAAGTTTGATGGGGATTTTACTTGTGAGACTAACCCTGATTTGTTGGGATTTAAGACGACGGTTTCCTCTCGTCCTAAGTTATTGAGTGATTTGTATGATTTGATTTGTAAGAGTGGCTTGGTGGTTCACGATGCTTACATGGTTGAGGAGATGAAGAGTTTTCAGCATAATGCTAAGGGTAAGGTTGAGCACGCCCGGGGTTTTCACGATGACACGATGTTTGCTTTGGGATTGGCGTTGCAGGCTCATTTGACGTGTCCTTTGGGTAAGGGTGGCCGTGAGATCGAGCCTTTGGCCGGTGGGGTTTTGCATATGCCTTTTGACATTACGCAGATAGGCGGGGTGGAGGGTTCTGATTGGTATGAGCATTATGGTTATGATTTGACGCAGGAGGTGATGGTAGGATGACAGGTTGTTTTGAAACAAATAGACCAGATGTTTGGCAGGAGGGGGCTCGGTTTGAGTTGTGCCGGATGTATGGTATCAGGCCGTATGATATGCCTGGGCCGAGTACCAAGACGATACGATTATTTCATGAAGGCTTAGAATTAATGTGTGAGTTTCAAAAGCGATATCCTCGCAATGATACAGAGGTTTGTGGGATATGATTAGGTGGCTAATAAATTTGTTTTCGAGGCCGAAAGTAGGGTGTATTCCCCCTTTGACCCGAGAGACTCGTAAATTATATAATGCGACTTTGGAAGCTCAGATTTGTTACAGGATGCCTATATTGACCTTAATGAAAAGGAGAAATAATAATTATTGAAGTTAAGAAATTCTTTTGTCCTGAGTGTAATCATGAGCATTATACTGAAATCGGTTTCGATGACACCCGGAAAGAGATCATTGAAAAACTCACCTCTCCCCCGAAGAAGTGCGAAAACCGTGATTGCCCGAGCCATAAGACGTTGCCGGGTGCGATGTTTGATAAGTACCCGGATGGAATACCAGAAACAGATAAGGAGCCATCCGCCCCTAATAATATATGTGAGAATCATTAATGCCTAAATCGTTGCCTGAATATATTGATTTTAGATTTAAGAGAGCCTTTGGTTGGGACGGGTATATCTCTCTGGCCATAAAGGGTCTATATTTGATAAATGTGTTCCTCTTGGTTAAGGGACACTACTTCGATTGTCCTCAGTTAATATCGGATATAGCAGGGGTTCAGAAGATACTCGGCGATACCGTGATTAAACCGGATGAGTTTTACCTTCTAACCAGCGACTTTACCAGGATCGATAGCGGTCCTTATACCTGGGATCAGGTGCAATTGAGGAACAAGGGGAAACACGACCGCTATATCAGGCGCAATGAGGTGATGGCGGGAGCCTAAGAGAGAAATGGAGAAATAAGATGAGCATTATGGAAAAATTCAAGTTTATCGCTATTCGCCAACGGCTGGGCAAGGAGTGGATCGAACTCGAGAAAGCCAAGCCCCTCGAAGGGGCCGTTTGTTTCGTTTACGCCCCTGGTTTCTCCCTTGACTGCCTCCACAATGTCGGTATCGCTATTTTCAAGGAGGGTGCGTTTTACGATGCTGTCACCAGCCTGGCAGCCGAACTCGAATTCACTCACTGGATGCCGATGCCGGCGGCCCCGGTGTGCCATGAGGTCTGCGCTAAGATCGGCGAAAATCAGTACCCGGTGAATGTCGATCCGATGACCCCGCCGAGTGTAATAGTTATCCGGGGCCGCGATAAGGTTCACACTTATAATCTCGTGGTGGATAAGGACCATGCCGAATGAACAGTACCATGTGGTTAGGTTTAGGAGTATTAGGTGGGTGGTTTGTCAGCACAGTATCCTTGTGGATCGGCGTTTGCATTGGGATAAGTTGGAGCCCCCGAAAAAAATACTCGTTTATCCACCCCTGGCGCAAGCGGAAAGAAAAGAGCAATATAACCATAGCCTCCCAAACCGGGAGTTCTGAGGACTTAAAGGATTAAATATCAGGAGCTGGCGCATGATGATGCAGCTAAAATAGAAAGGATATGACATGCAAGGCATACGCACATGTAATAGGCCGCACAGTTTGAGTGGGGCGCTGATTCAGGTTGCAGCATCAGACTCGCCGTATCACGTTCAACGAACGGCGGATTTCGTCTGTAAGGGCACAGACGACGATGTGCAAATCCAGGCGGCGATTGACGCATTAGTGGCGGACAACTCCGGCAATAGTTACGGCGGCGAGGTTAATTTATCCAAAGGCACGTTTAACACAACGTCCAAAATTACACTTAATCGCGGCATAACCATCGCCGGCCGGGGTGTTGAGGCTACTATTCTTAATGTGTCCGCCGATGTTGACGCTATCGAAATGGGCCATCACTTGACCAATATCTCATATTTTAACACGGTCAAACACCTTAAGATTTACGGCAACCGGGACAGCGGTTACACCGGTCACGGCATTGTGTCAAAAAATGTAGCCTATGATGCTCGACTTGAAGATGTCTTTATCCAAGAGTGCGGGGGCAACGGACTGCATATCGAGGATGACGTAGGCGGCGTTTCGGCGGGATCGGGATGGGGCTGGATCGTGGACAGCACCGTCATTGAATACTGCAACGGCGATGGGTTCTTTTACAGTGGTGTGGGTCAAATGCCCAAGATCACTAAATCCAAATTCATCTCCAATCGTCGGCATGGGATGCTGGTTTTGAACGGCAGTTGTTGTTACGCCTCGGACTCGCAATTCAGCGGCACAGAAACAGGGGCGAACCCCACTACCAAATACGCCGATATTGTCCTTAACCCAAGCACCGATGCTACGGACTGGGAACAATTCGACGTAGTCAAAGACAACAATGGCGGAGTTACCTGGACGGGGGTTATTGAGGACGTGATATTAAAAGCCAATGGAACTTATCACTTAATCGTAGCGATGGACGGCGCTTTAACCCACGCCGACATAGTAGATGGCGATGGAATCAACAACACCACCAAAACCGAGACAGCGGCGATTACCTCATCCATCGAGTGGTACTTTGCCGGCATACGCTTCGAGTGGGCAGCCTCAGACGCGTCGCGTGTAAACAAACGCCACTTTATCAATAACTGCCAGTTTTACAATGTCGCTAATTCTATCGGCGTGATTGCCGGGATATACTGCACGGAAATAGCCATAACCAACTCGATGTTCGCTTTGGGCGTTTACGGCATCAAAGGCGACGCCGGGTCCGATAAAATATACGAAGCTGGAAACCTATTTAACGGCTGCACTACCAACGTCAGCCTGGCCGCTTCGGGCAACGTGGCGACCTATCCGGTATCTATGAGTCTGGGGTCGGGTATTTTGATCGGATGGTACACTACCGGCATAAGACCCGAGACCTACGACCCGGCGGAGATTGCCGACGGCGCTTCGCTCTCACTTGACATAACCGTAACCGGGGCGGCGGTGGGAGACTTTGCTTTGGCCTCTTTCACCATAGACACTACCGGTGTTACTTTAACCGGCGAGGTTACGGCGGCAGGCACGGTAACTGTGACGTTTAGCAACTTAACCGGGGATGCGGTTAATCTGACGGCTGGTTATTTGTATGTAAGAGTATTTAAACTGCATTAAAGAAAGAAAACGCGACGGCGACGGTGTAAAAAAGGAATTTACTTATAGACAGCAAAACAAAATAACCAAAAAGAACAACGGCATATCGGGACTTGATCCCCCGATGGTGCTTACTCACCGGCCCAGTAAGGGGCCGTTACCAATACGGTAGCGGCCCCTTTTCTTTTTGGTGGACGAAAAAAACGTAAAAAAGGAATCGACCTATGTATAATGACACAAACTCAGAGGTATTCGAGTGCCTTTCTTTGGCTTCGGTCAATGTAACCAACGAGGATGCGGCGGCGCAGACAACTTTCGTCCTGTCGTATCCGACGGCGGTAGTGCATACCAACTGGCCCAAAGCCTCGTCCTTTATTGTCCCCAATGCCTCCGGCTGGAATCATAGCTTGTTGCGATTTATGTTCAAGGATACCGCCGGTGATTCGGTGGACGATATGACCGGCCACTTCAAGTTGTGGGGTTGGCAGGAGGGGGCCTCGGCGGCCCGGCTGCTGCTGCACCTGTCTTTAACTTGTGGCAGCGCGGTAATCGGCACGGCGGCGGCGCCGGGAACGGGTCCGGTAAAAAACGCCAATAACAAGACAACAGCTAACCCGTATGGCACGGCGATTACCTGGGCCGGGCAATGGGGTTATGTTGACACGATCTCCGTCACCACGAATCGTTGCTATGCCCTGGTCGATCCGGCGGCAGGGGGCGACGATGGTATCGCCGAAATCTACTTCGATCTTCTCGGCATTTACTCCTTATTTGGCGATTGGGACACCGACGCCGGGGACGGGACTACCCCCGATGACGCCTTGGCAATTATACGAGGTTACTGATGTCTGTAGTAAAACATAAAGGCAAGGTCGTCAACCTGAACGATGATAAAGAGTTTCACGGTAAGCTCAACAATCTTGTGACTAACAGCAAGATCAGGACTAACGACTTTATGGAGCTTTACCATGATGGCCTGCGTTATATGTACGGCGATCAGATTCACAAAGAGCGCAAGCCGGGTTGGGACTACCCGGTAATGAATCAATTGTTCTCGGACAACATCCAGGAAATAGCGATGCTGACCGCCAATAATCCCCGTTTGTTCGCCGAACCCTTCGAGGATACCGACTATGATTTAGCGAAAAATATCGGTTCGATATTACAGGCGTATTGGGGTCCCAAGAAACTGAACATGCTGAACCATATCTACGCCGCCCTCCTGGACGCCAAAATCTCCGGTATGTATATCTTTAAGTGGTGGTGGGACAAGAGGGCCTATTGGGATACCAGGCAAAATCAGTACAAAGGCGATCTCCGGGTGCAGGTGGTCAATCCCCTGTATTTCGGCTGGGACCCCAACGTGGAGGTTGCCGCCCGTATCCCCTTTGACGCCCGGTATATCGTGATCGAGAGGGAGGCGTCTAAAGAAGAGTTGGCCGAACAGTACCCGGTCTATCGAGATTATCTGCGCCACATGGGCGAGGACGTCGATAGCGCCTCCTGGATCGGCGGGGGCGGCGACGCCTCAACCGACGAAACCGGCAATATCAGCGGCGGTCAGGCTTATCCCAATACGACATTCTCCGGGGGCCGGGAAAAAGGAAGGCTAACCGACGAGCAACAAACTCAGCGGCTGGCCGATATTCTTATGGGCAAGACCATCGCCGAGATTAAAGATGGTAACAGGCTCTCGGGAGCCAACGTCAAGGTGCAGGAGTTTTACTGGAAGGTCAACGAATACGAGGATGTTGACGAAGAGAGAGAGCCCTACCAACCCGAAGGCGGGGCGTGGGATTATGAGAACCTCTTCAAAGCCGAAGGCAAACCCTTTATCTATGATCGCAACAAACCCCTGACGAACCCCGATGGAACAGTTAAGGGCTTTGGGGTGCATGAGAGAGGCAAAGACCCCTGGCCCACCGTCAAGACCAGGGACGCTTTCACCCGGCCCAAGTGGCCCAACGGTCGCTACACCGTGCGGCTGGACGATAAGATTATCGTCGAAGATACACCCTGGCCCTATCAGAATTGGCATTGTGCGGTCGGAGTTAATTACATGCTGCCCCACGTAGCCAACGGCCTCAATGGGATCGAACTGGCTCGGCAACTACAGGACTTTATCAATAACGTATCGTGCCACTTCCTGAACGTCGTCAAGCATCATTCCGATCCGATCTGGGTGACGGAAGAAGACGTATTCGATCTGGATAGAGCAAAAAAAAACAAGACGGGGGGGGCGGTGACGGTCCCCAACAACGCCGGGGCGGTGGTCGTGGTTAAATCCGGGGCCAATCGCCAAGGGAAGATCGAGCGGATGGAGGGCCGCGAGATACCCAGTTCTCTCTTTACGTTGTACGACGTCTTATCCAATACCCGCCGCGACCTGACCGGGGTCTATGAAGTCACCAAAGGACAGCAGACCAAAGGAGAGCAGACCCTGGGCGAAATACAACGGCTTAACCGTAACAGTCAGTTGCGGGTGGGTTTGCAGGGGCTGCTGCTCGACGGGACGCTCCAGCAGACCGGTCAAGGCATGATCGAGTGTATCCAAATGAATCTCAAGGTTGACGATTGGGTTCGTTTTACCGGCGAGGGCGAGAAGTCCCAGATCATGGCCCAACAATGGACCGCCGGCCATGCCGACGCCAAGATCGATATTAACCTGGAACCCGGTTCGACCATGCCCCACGATGAAGAACGGGAAATCGCCAAATATCGGGAGGCTGTGGATATCGTAGGCCCGGCGATGATCGAACCTTATCTGGAAAAACTCAAGATACCCAATGTCCCCGAAATATTGATGAAGCACGAACTCTTGGGACCTTTACAGGAGCTTATCGAACTGGGACAGGAGATGGGTATCTCCACCGAGCAAATCAGGCAAGCGATTATGAATGTGCTGGAGGCAACCCAACAGCTTGCCGACACACCCGTACCGGGGCCCACCGAGCCCTCAACTTAATAGGAGAAATAATATGTCCGAAGAGCAAGTGAAATCAGAAGAGCAGGAAGAACCTCAAGAGCCCTTGCACCCGAGGTATCAGGCCATTGAAGATAAAGAAACGTGCGGACATTGCCACGCCCACTATCCCCCCTGGGCGGCGATTGATGTACCCATACCCCCGCAACCGAAGTCGGTACAGGTTCCGGGGCAGATGCTCACCATGCCGTGTTTCTTTTGCCTTAACCCTAACAGTCCATATTTTAATGTTTTATTATCGGCGAAAGGTTCCTGCCCTGAATTTATGCCCATCCCGGAAGAGATAAAAAAAAATCCCGGAGAAGGAATCATATTACCCCCGTAAACAAACGAACCATAATTGGAGACCAAACATGACAGAAACAGAAATCAAATCACCAATCGTCGAAGTAGTCCTGATTTTCAAGGGCTACCAACTTGATAAAGACGGCAACCGGACCCAGAAAACCCATACCGTCGAAGCAAGTGATGAAATAGAAGCGGAGTTGCTTCTGGAAGATTTTTTTGTGAACTTGAACAAGGAGAAATCAGATGGGCGAAAACCAACCCCAGCCAACACCAGAGCCAAAGGAAAAACCAACCCCAACTCCAATAAATGAAGAGCAAGACTTCGAGAAATTGGAAGCGCAAACCGAACGAATGGAGCATCCCCGAGCGGCCGGGGCGATGGACGCCGACGCCGCGATCAGTGAATCTCCCTTAAAATCAACCGGGCCTCTGCCCGCCGACGAACAGGCTTATTTCGACCAGCAGAAAAGAGAGCGAAACGGTCAAGCCTAGTTATTTACGCCGATGGGCAACTGCCATAGTGCGACCCGGACAAGTGCCGGGTTAAAAATGGCGGCGAACCTAATCGGATTTATAAACCTTACTTTTTGCCGGGCCCTCGGACAAGTGCTGAGAGTTAAAGCAAGAAAGGATGTGTAGTATGACAGAGCAAAACGAATATTCAGAGACACCCACAGATCCCGAGGGCATCAAATCCAATACTGGTGATGTGGTAGGGTTTGCCGCCGATTTAGCCGGTGGCGACCAAACCCCTCCCGCTAAACCAGAAGAAGATAAAAAGCCCGAAGGGGACGCCAAGCCCGAAGCCGAAAAAAAGCCGGGCTGGAATAAAGACAGGCAACATGCTGACGAAATCAAAGCTTCTCAAAGGCGAGAGGCTTCGATGAAAGATAAGCTAGGCGACACTAAAAACCAACTCGAAGACGCCGAGGCCCAACTCGCCGAACTCAAAGCGAGAAAAGACGCCGGGGAAGAAGTCGAATTGGAAGAGTTTGAAGATGTCACCAAAGTGGTCAAGAGTCTGTTGAGAAAGGTTGGTGGATTGGAAGATACCGTCAACCGAACCCTTAAAGATCAGGCCAAGCGGATCGACAACATCGAGAGAACCGCTACGACCGCGAATGCCACGGCGAACAAGGAAGCGGGGCAACGAGCCCTCGATAACGCCTGTTTGCCGCTGGCCAAAGCGCATGGAGCCAAATTTCAAAATGAGGCTGTCGAGAGAACCCAAGCCGACTATGAGCGGCTGGGTATCGTCGATCTTAAACCTCAAGCGAGAAGCAAGTGGGTGTTGGAAAATCTGGAACGCAACTTTAAAGAACTTCGTGCTGCTGATACTACGTCTGATGATAAAGCGGGTTTCGACCCGCCTAACATGGACTCTTCCGGTGGCGGCAACGCTGTGAACAACGAAGTCACTATCAAAGAAGGGTCCCTTGCTGATGTAGCGGCCCAATACCAACAAAAAGCCTCGAAAGGAAACAGGCGATAAAAGTGTTGGGATAGAGCCGCTCGGAAAGGACTCTATCACTAATGGCAGATTCTAACCTACCGCTTGCTACCCGGACTATGTTCGATAATTCGTGGAAGCACCAGATAACGTATGGTATGCCTGTCCTGACTCTTATGATGGAACGTAAGCGTATGCGGATGGGCGGCCTGTGGGTATCCAACATTAATGAGGTGGCTGACAGTGAAACCCTGGTTCAAGAGTACGGTCCCGAAGAGGGCTTAAATGCGGCCTCGAAGGACATCATGGGCGTTAATCGTCACAATATCTCCTTCATGCAGGTTCCGATCTTGAAAACGGTTGACGATGAGATTATGAACGCGCCCGCCGGGGACACACAGTTGGCCAACATCGCCCAACGAACTACCGCTTCTTGCCAAAGAGCGGCGAAAATTCGTTTGGCTAAACGCATCTGGGGTTGTGCCGGAGATACCGAAATCGACGATAAGCACACCCTGTTCCAGGGGATTCCCTCGGCGTTATACAACACGACCTACGGGAACCTCGCCAAGGCCTCTAATACCTGGTGGTATTCGGCTGATTACGGCAACATGACCACAGCTTGCACGATCTCGATTCGTAAGATCAGGGAGTGGATCGCCGATGTTCGTTACTTCCACGAGGACATGAGTTCTCTGGTTATCATAATGAGCACCACGCTATTCCAATCCCTGCAAGCGGATATGGACGCCCGGAACATGTATAAGCCCATCGGCAACCTCGCCAAGCAGGGTTTTCAGAGAATGGAGATCGACGGTATCACTATCGCCGAGGACCCGTTCCTGGACCGCCTGACCGAAGACTCCTGCTCCCTGTATGACAGTACCGACGGTTGTCTGCTGGGCGAACAGGCCGGAGCGTACACCGGGACCGGGTTTGTGGCCCTGCTGAATCTTGACACCTGGGTATTTAGGTATGTCAAGGCCAAAAACGCTTCGACCCAGGATGCCGCTTTCACCCTGACCGATTACTTCGATCTGTCGCAACTCGTCGATGGTCCCGAGAAGAAATTGGCCCGGGTTAAGTTCAAGGGCAATCTCGAATGTCACCAGCCCAACGCCAATATGCTGCGGGCGGCGGTGGCGGCCTAAGCAAGCGTCCATTAACTAACCAGGTAACACAACTAACAAGAAAGGAATGTTATGGCTGATTCAACTATAGATATTGCCAACATCTTTTTGTACGACACATTTGCTTCGTGCGGTGTAGCGACGAAATGGTCCAAGCTCATCCCCCCGGCTGACATTGACGGGGCGATCTTCACCAACAGCAATTTTCATAATGTTGCTACCGAAAGGTATGCACGCTTTACCAAAGTAAGGGTAAAGAACGTCGATTACGGCGGCTACACAGGGTTCATCTACCTTCAGTACGGAACGTCTTCCGGCGTAGCCTCGGCTGCAAAACATTGTTGCCTGCCCCAAGTGGCGGCGTCCCCCAAGACCCATTGGGACGAACCCAAGGTTTCCAACGACCATGATGCGGCTATGGAGCAAGGCCCCGGCTGTGTGACTATCTCGGCGATGACCAACAGTTACTGGGGATGGTTCTGGTGTTACGGACCCGCACCGCTGACTTTGATCGCCGCCATGACAGGAAATATGCTAACTGATGACTCTGTTGCTGCTGATTCGGCAATTGTGTTTGCCGACTTAGCGGTTAACCAGATTGGCCTTAGTATTGGACTTGCGGCTGGTATCCATCATGGGTACTCGCTTGCGGCTGATTAAGAAAGGAGGTGATATAAATGGCTTTTACATCATCACAACATCAAGGCGGAGCCGTAGGTCTTCGTCATGAAACCGGAGAAATATCATTTTCCGGTACTGGGCTAACCGTAGGGGTCACGACGAAGCTGTCGAAGATAATGGGTTTTGTCGTAACCAGGATGGGATCGACTGGCGATAATGTCGAGAACATCTATCCAAGCCGTACCATTCCCGATTCCGGTGATATTACCGTTACCCGGGAAGTCAAGACGCAATCGTTGGCTGCGGCGGTGGAAGATTCTTACCTCGCCAGTAATAATTGGGTTTTGGCTCCTATCGGCTATGCGCCGTGTGCCGGCACTATTACTCGCTTGCGGGTGATCCATGGCACGGCTTTTGGCGGTGGGACCCCGATTATTAATCTGGGTAAAATGGTCAATACGGTTGTGTTGGTTGACACTACCGGGGCAACTGACGGCTTCGTAGTCGGCGAAGAGGTGGCACAGGCAACCTCAAACGCCAGAGGGATTGTTACGGCCTGGAACAATGATGCCGGGGCCATGACCCCCGGCACGCTTACCGTTAGAACTCTGGAAGGCGAATGGGGAACCGGTGAAGTTACCGGGGCTGCCGGTGCAATGACCCCGAACACTCATGTTCCCAACGCCGCCGATCAAGATTTCTTCATCACCAACACCAACGCCTGGGGTGTGCCGGAAGTCGATCATTTCCTGGACATTCAATCCGGCGATATAACGGTGGGCGCCGGTGCTAACGAATGGGCCTCGCAAACGGTGGCCAAGGGCGATCTGATTATGTTCTCCACAACCGGCGGCACGACCAGCGGCCCCGGTGGTTTACATGTCGCGTTGGACATCACGCCCACCCCGACCAGCGCCTTGACCTTCGATTACGTTTTGTTTGGTACGTAAATTATTTCTCCTTGAAGGCGGGAGGCTGAGGCCCCCTTCCCTCGCCTCCCGCCTAAAGGTTTATTATCATGAGTATGACCATAAAACAGATTATTGAAGCGGTGCAAACCGAAGCCAACAAGAAAGACAGCACCGGCAGGCTTAACTTTGTCCGGTGTTCCCAGTTTGTCACCAAGGCTTGCCAGAGGATCGTTAGACGTTACCCCGGAGCAATTAAAGAGGTTCACGTCAAGGATATTACAACCTTCGACGTAGCCGAAGATGAATACGGGCTTGACCTGACCGAACTCTCTAACACGGCAGCCGGGGTGCTGCGCGTAAAATATATCGACGCCACCTCGAATCGCTTTATCACTCTAAAGCCTTACCCTGGCGGGTTGACTGCCTGGGATGAGGATTTTCCGTACATCCCTTACCGGAATACGGGTTATGCCCAATACTACCAGCGACGAGCGGACGAGCTTGAGTTGGATCGGCCCTGGAGTGCGGCGGCGGCTGTTAGTGGCGTTTTATGGTTGTACTATGATAAATTGCCCCCGGATTATTACTATCCGGTGGTTGCGGCTTCTGGCGGGGGTGCTGTGCGAACCAGTAACGTAGTGACAATTACGACTAATGCGGCTCACGGTTTCTCGGCGGGCGCCTCGGTGATTATAACAGATGTGGTCCCGGTTGGAGCGACTAGTTTCGATGGAACCTTTACGATTGTTTCTGTACCGACGACCACAACCTTTACCTATGCCTCGGTAGCTGCGAACGATACCGGGGGCGGCGGCTCGGTAACAATTCTGCCGATGTTGACCGGCATGGAAGAGGAAATCATCGCCCTGGGTAAAGCGTTTGCTTTCTGGGCGTTGGGACCGAAGTATCAGACCGTCGCGGCTTTGGCGGAAATGGCGGCCTATCAAAAAATTAATGCGGATCTCTCGGCTAAATAGGACGTCGAGGTGTCTTCACAAAATATTTACAAAGGGCCTTAATATGACGGATGAAAATCTTAGTCACAAACTCGTATGCGGGGAGCACAGCGGACTCGTGGAACAACTAAAGGCGATCAAAGACATACTGGAAGAACATGGTCTTAAATTTGGCAAGGTGTTCGAGTTAATCGACGAGGTGAAAGGAACGCTTATTCGGCGACCCTCCTGGTCGGTCACTCTTTATATAACTTTGTGTACGTCGGCGGTGGGGGTGTTAATTACCGTAGTCTTGTTCTTATTGAATGAATTAAGAGGTCCGTAATGCCTAAAGACCCGGCGATCATCATACCGGGGTTTGCGGTGTCCCTGAATTCGGGAGCGCCCCGCCACCGCATTAACCTGAGAGAATCCCCCGTTCTCCAGAATTTCACCTTGAAAGATGGGGTGGCGAGGAAGCGGCATGGGTACACCCTTAACGCCGGGGCGAACTGGACGGGGCTTCTCTATAAGGGACACCATCACCAGGATGGAAAATCTGGTAACGAGAAGTTCTGGGGTTTTGGCTCAACAATGGCGGGGTATAAGACGGCTATCGGGGGAAACTGGACCGATGCTGATGACGGCAATATCACATTAACGACTACTAATGATATGTTCTGGACAACCTGTGAGGTTTCATCGTTTAACGATGATTACAATCACCTAGTAGCCTGTCATGGTGATACAAAGAGGTTAGGGGGAACATTCTCATATTTGTTCCACATAATACCAGGAACGGACACCTTGGCGGTTCTGGCTGGGGCTGATGGCTATAACGCAGATGACCCTCAACACCGGTGCAAAACGGTAATGTCTTGGGCTGACACGCCGATCCTTATGCACGTTGTAGAAGAGCCAACCGCAGGTAATTATGTGGAGTGGTTTCAGCGAATACGCTGGGCAAGGCCAACCGGTTATTTTGATAGCGGCGATATTCTCGATTGGGACTCAACAGCCCTAAGAGGGGCCGGATACTGGGATTTCAAGAACGAATACGGCCCAGTGATGAATGGGTCAACCCTTGGTAATGTCGCTGTGATCTGGCAGAGGGATGCGATCCACAACGGGTATCTCACCAACAACAAGGCGGCCCCCTTCCATTTTGAAGCCAAGATAGAGGACTTTGGTTTATGGTCGTGGCGGCTTTGGGCCAAGGGCGGCGATTCACTTTTCTTTGTTGGTAGCGATGACCAGATATACCGCTACTTCGGCGGCAAGGATTTCATTAACATCGGTCGTAAAATCCGCACCGAGTTTTTCAGCAATATGAATATGGCGGCGGCCACTCAATCGGGTTACTTCGTCAGGGACCGGGCTTTTTGTTTCACGATCCCCCAGAAGCAAGCGGTGGCCTTTGTCATTCCCACCGGCTCAGCTGACAACCCGGTTGTCTATCCGAGTATGTGTTACCTGTACTTCTGGAACGAGGACCGGTGGGAGTATTGGTCTTTAGCCGACACGCTTACAGGGATGGGGATTTACGAGGACCCGGCAGGGAAGTCTCTGCGAAAACTACCCATCGTCGGGGCCTCGACCGGAAAGCTCTACGAGCTTAACCAATCCGAAACTAACGACCGGGTAGGCAATACTCCGGTAGCCATCGACGCTCAAATACAAACCCAAGAGCTTGTCCTGGATATGAAAAACGATTACCAGGTGGGCAATGTCTATTTTGAGGCTTCCGGTAACGGCTCGGCTTCGTCAGTGGCGATCTCGGCTTCCTATGACGATGGGTCGAGCTTTGATACCGCGATCCCGGTAACTATAACTTCTAGCTGGTCAAGTCATAAAGTGCCGATGGATTTCTCCAAGTACAAATTCCGGCTGAAGTTCGCCAATGCGGTGGCTTCTGAGGAGTTATTGTTGGCTGACATACGGATTGAAATCGACGATGCGGGAGATGATATATGACCCAAAACACCGCCAATAACAGTTTACTCGGCTATAACCTCTCGGCGGAACTTCCTCATGTACCAGACATTGAGGGCCTGGAAACTAATGATGCTCTATTGCAAATTTCTGGCTGGGCCAAACGAATGCGGTCCACCTATCAGGAGTTTATGGACAAGATCAACTCGCAGGCCAATATCGGTTTCCGGCAGGTGTCCATCGGGGGCAGTACGATTGATGCGGTAACGGATGGGGTCTTGACCTTTACCAATACGGGCGGGGCTACGGTTTCAATCTCCGGGGGCGGGATATTAATAAATTCGACTGTCGCTCTGGGGGATATGAGTGGTGACTTGGACGATATAGATCAAGGTTCGACTTATGGTAAGGTTAAGTTATCAAATTTGAATGGTAGCTTTTTTGTTGATCTCAGTCAATCCGCTGGGACAGCAGACTATGATACCCAGATTGGGGGAGCGGAAAAACCAGAAGACAACGCTACTGTTGGATCAGATTGGGCGGCTAACCTCGACAATATACCTGTTCGGTTCGTTGATGCTATTCCGGTTTCCGGCTCCGGGCTTGTTCTAACCGCCGATGCAATGGGGTACTATAA